GTCGCTGAAATAGACGGCAGAATTATTGGATCAATTGGTGGTGCGGAAATGACCGACTGGTGGAGCGACAAAAAGTATCTGGCTGATAAGTGGTTTTTCGTCTATCGACAGCACAGAAAGTCTACCATCGCCACTCGACTGATTAAGAAGTTTATGAAAATCGGTCAGGAGGCTGGCGTCCCAGTTAAGTTGGGCCATGTCTATTCTGGCGATATAGATCGCAAAGATAATTTTTACGAGCGGCTTGGGTTATGCAAAGTCGGTTCGTTATTCACGGAGGCTTAAATGGGCAGTTTCTGCACACCATCATATTCGGAGCTACCAAGCTCATCTGATACATATAGCGCAGATGAAGTTCCATCTTGGGTCTCCTCCGCTGGCCGATCATTATTTGAAAAAGCTGCCGAAATAGCAGCGTCCGACTATCCAACATATTCGGGTGACCGCATCGCAACATATGGCGATGATAACAGCAAGCTGACAGATCAGGAGCGCGAGGGCATGGAAATGCTTGGCACTCTTGATGATACTTTCCAGCCGTATTTGGATAAATACGAGGGCGTGGCTGACACTCTGGGCCAAGGCTATGACGCAGCAACACGCGAAGAGCTTTTGGGCGATCCGTTTAGCATGGACACAGCGCAGCCGTTTATGGACATTTACCAAGACGCCATGAACCCTGCCGTGCGTGAAATCGAAGAGCAAACCATTCGCGCTCAAAACGAGGCGAGAAGCCGCGCTGCAAGGGGCGGTGGTGCCTTCGGCTCACGTCTGGGCATTATGGAAGGCACAGCGGCAGGAGAAGGCGCAAAGGCCGCTGGAGACCTTAGAGCCACGGCAGGACGCGAAGGATTAGACTTTGCTGCTGGTCGCTTTGATACGGAACGTGCCAATCGGTTCAGCGCAGAAAATGCACTCAGAAGTGCGTATGAAACCGAAGAGGCAGCACGGGCTGGTCAGATGGATGCCTACGCAACTGCTGGCACACTGGCGGCTGACTTGCAGGCGCAAACGGCGCAGGGTCTCATTACATCTGGAGAGGCCACGCGACTACTTGATCAACGGGCGCTTGATTTGGCTTACGCTGATTATCTTGATCAGCGGGATTATCCGCAGGAGCAGCTTAACTTTGCTCTGGGGGCATTGTCCCAAACACCGTACAGCAAAGCGTCTAGGGGCTTCCAGACAGGCACACAGATGGCTGCTGATCCTTCGGTATACGGCCAGACACTTAGCGGTTTGGGCAGCTTGTTTAGCGCGTATAAACTGATGAACCAAAAACCATAGGGACTAGGGCATGGCACTGGGCGCAAGCGACACTACTGAATTTGACAAAATGATGGGTGCATTGGGAATGCTTTCTGGCAGTAAGGCTGGAGCGCAGAAAGCCTTTGACGCAGCCAGCGCCATGTACGCCCCCGTTGAAGAGGCCTCTCCTTGGGAGGCTTCCCTGCGGTTCTTTTTGGAAATGGGCAAGCAGGCATCACAACCGGGTGCCACAGTCCTTGGCTCTGCCGTAGGCGCTGGTCTTGTGCCGCTTGACTACCTGACTGCCAAAAAGAAAGAGAAGCGCGACAGAGACCAGAAAGTGGCCTCTACGGCGTTTAGCCTTGCGCCAACGCTAAAGCCGAAGGCTGTTGGCAAGGGTGGCTACACCAACGTCATGGTTGACGGTGTGGCACAAGTTCTAACATCAGCAGAAATCCAAGCGGCGAAAAAAGAAGGCAAGACTGTTTCGCCTTATGAAAAGCCGTCTGCAACAACATCCACTTTCAAAGAGCGTAAGTTTTATAAGACTGGCTTTGATCCTGCTGTGGTTAAAAACGAAAATGATGCCGCTGATTTTGAAGCTCAAGGCTGGAGTTCTGTTCCACCAGTAGATTGGACAGACAGTAAAGGTGCTACATCAGAAGATGCAGCAGAAGTTCAATCAAGTAAAATACTTGATAGCGGCGTAGTTGTTACCGTAATGAAAGACGGTACTTCTAAAGTATTAGACGGGGCTGGAAACGAGTTGACAGGAGATGCCCGTACTGACGCTATTAGAATAGCAGAAGAGCGTGGCATAGAATTGCAAGGTGATAGATCAGGCGCAAGACGTGCTGCTGTTGTTGGCGTAGATACTGCTTTAAGTGCGTTTGAAAAAGTCGGACAAATTAGAACAAATATTTCAAATCTTAATGAAGCAAAAAGATTGGTCGTTGAAGAGGGCGCAAACACTGGTGTTATTGAAAGTTTGTTACCAAGCTGGAGAGCGTCTACCATTGAGCTTCAAAATGTCAGAAGTAGTCTTGGCTTAGATGTTGTGGGGTCTGTAACATTTGGCGCTCTTAGCGCAGGCGAACTTAGCCTTGCTTTGAATACAGCACTACCCACAAATTTACAAGAAGAGGCATTGGCTGATTGGTTAGATCGTAAAATAGATGCACAGCAAAAATTGTCAGAATATCTTACAAGGCAAGCAGTATATTTGTCAGATGGAGATAAGACAGTAGGTGATTGGTTAAGATTTGAGAAAGAATACCAAGAAAAACGTGAACGCCAAGAAGCGGAGCAAAGACAGTCTGGAACAAATTATGATTTCACTAATATGTCGGCTGCGGATATGGCAGAAATTGATGTTAGCACTTTAACGGGTGATCAGTTTGATGCTTGGGAAGAACGTATGGATGAACTGGGGCTTTAATTATGACAAAAGAAGAAAGAATTAGAGCGGCCAGAATACGTCAGGCGAAAGCACGGCAAGCCGAAGCTAAAAAAGCAGAAGCCAAAGCCGTCACTGCTGACCCAATGGTTCCACGCGCTGATGATGGCGCGGTCACAGTGCAACCTAAAAAAGCCTCTGTTCCACTGCGTCAGCAAATGTCCCAAGAGGGGCGTGATCTAGCTGAACAGGCAGCAACAGGTGTAAACTTATCTGGTGAAGGCGGCATTGTTGACGTACCTGATGAAGTTTTGTTGTACGGATACAGCGATGCTCAGAAGGCCAAAGACCCGTCACTAAAAGACGGCCCCATGATTTCCATCCCCCAAGCCGTTCAATTGGCTTTGGAGCTTATTGGTGATTCAGCGTTAACCGTGGCAGGCACTGCTTCAGAAGGTGCTGGATACGTTATTGGTGGCATTGCAGACCTATTTATGAAGGCAGGCATGAGCGAGGGAAACGCAACAAGATTTGCGCGTGACATGATGGCAATGCCAGACGCTTTTATGGGTTCTCCAAGCTCTCTAATGCGTGGTCGTAAAGTGGTTAATCCAAGCGTGGGCGGCATAACAGAGGCACAGGTGGCTAGACAGTTTACGCCTGATGAGATCACCGCAATGCGTACTGTTCAAGCCCCTGCCCCCGTTGCAGCGGCTCCCACGGCACAGGCGGCAACACAGACCGCAGCACAGGCGGCACCTACCCTAACTCCAGATGCGTTGGGCGAATTAATTCGTGTGGCATCTACTGGTGGCAGAGGCTCACAGAAGGCAGCGGAAGCTCTAGCGGCAGCGGCTAAAGTAAATCCAGACGCAGCGGCAGCGGCAGAGCGCCTTGGCATTGACGTGCCAGCAGATATTTTAAGCAATGACACGCAGCTAAAAAGTGCGGCTGGTCTAAGCCGATCAATTGCAGGGTCGGAAGCCGAAGCAGATTTTAGAAATGTTGTTGTTGCTGCATCTAGACGCGCCAATGAAGTAATGGCAGAAATGGATGCCACGCCTGATATTTCGACAGTGGCTGCAAGAATTAAAACAACTGTTTTGCAAACAAGAGCAGAGTTAGAAAGAGCCGCAAAAAGGTTGTACAAAGAAGTTGACGCAGCAGTCCCAGCAAGCTCATTGGTAGAGCCACAAAATAGTGTGATGCTTTTGAATAAAATGCTTGAAGACCTTGGCGGCGTAGGTGGCTTGACAGGAAAAGAAAAAATTCTTTTCGATAAATTAACAGACCCAAACACGCCTTTGACTTACGCCGCACTGAAAAAATTTAGAACCAGCATTGGAAGAGCCGTAAATCAAGGTGAAGGCGAATATGCTGATATGGATATAGGAACCGCAAAACGTATATATGGAGCATTAACCGAAGATTATCTTGCAACGGCGCAGAAGGTTGGTGGAGATGAAGCTAGAGCCACACTGCGTTTGGCAAATCAAACAACGGCGAAACAAAAAGCTCTAGAAAAACGTATGATTAATTTCTTTGCTAAAGATGGCGAAAAAAGTATAGCCAGCGTTTTAACAGCAGCAATGTCACAGGGATCAAAAAAGGGAGATATTACAAATCTAAACAGGATTTTAAAATTAGTTCCCCAAGAAATGCAAAGAGAGGCATTGGCAACTGCACTTGGCGCAATATCTAGGTCTGATAATCAGGCATTTGATGGGCCGTTTGATTTTGCCAAATTTTCGTCAACTTTTAATGCGCTTAAAATAAACGATGACGTTTATAAACGGGTGATTAAAATTCTTGGCCCCGAAACGGAAAAGGTCTTCAACGATCTCAATGACATCTCCAAGCTCATCACGCAGGGCCGTGCGGCGGTTATTCCGACAGGTAAGGCCAATCAAGCTGTGGTGCAGGCGATTACTGCCGAAGGAGCCGTAAAAACTGTTTTCCAAAGAATTATGGGGAATAGAATTGTTCGTGCTGGCGTTGGTTATGCGGGTGGAGGCCAAGCTGGGGCTATGGCTATGGACACTCTGGGTGAGATTTTGTTGTCAAAAAAAGACAAAATTAAAATTGCTGCGGCGGGTGATTTCTTTAATAGCTCTACGTTCAAAAAACTTGCAGTCTCAGCGTCTGAACCAGAAATTGCTGCTGCGATTAAAACGCCTGCGTTTAAACGACTGGCAAATGCTCTCAATATTAGTGATGGCCGTGGGTTCTTGGAAGCTGCACTGTTGGCGTCTTCAACAAATGAAAGCAGCGTAGGGCCAGCCGAAGCGGCCACACCAGAGGCACAGGCTATGTATGACAGTGTGAAAGTGCCGACAATGCAACTTGATGCAGACGGGGCTACAGCGGCCCTCATAAGGTCTCTCAGAGGCACTGACGCAGCGGCACAGGTACAAGAGGCCGCTCAATAGCTCAGAAGCCGTCCCTCAACCCATCCAATATCTCGTTTAGCGTGGGTCTTTTGTCTTTCTTTTCATAGACGCAGGAAAAGACCTTGGGACACTCTTTGAAGCTGCGAGTTGGGTAATGATAGGCCAGACCTCCATACCCCGCTGTAAAGCGATAAACGCAAATTTTCTGACCCGTATTTTTGTCGGTAAGCCTTTTCCACAGGTGGCACTGAACGTGCGTGGGATTGGCAACGCCAGCCAGCGTTACGGACATCAATAAAACTTTAAGCATTCTGCCCTGCCCTCTGACATGAAAAACTGCCCCTCACAGGGACGCCAAAAATATGTGAAGTTTTCTCTAAAAGATGCGGCCCTTTTATCATGCCTGCGGCCCAGCACTGATCTTCTGTTTTAAATCTTTCATCATTTTCCAACACAATCGTTTCACCATTTACAAAGAATATAATAATGTACAGCACCCAAGAGCCTGTCATAGCACAAGCGTTAGCAAATAAATGCCGCCTCCCAAAACGGCCATAATGCCCACAGCCAATCCCGTTATTGCAAGATTGTTTGCCATTTGGCGCTTGCTTTCCATTGCGGCATATACTGTGCGCTCTCGCTCTGCCCTGATTTTACGTCTCATGCCAAGCATCTCGTCATAGGTTCCCAAACCGAAACGATAATCCAACATAAACTTAATTTCGGATTCAAATTCTTTTAATTTTTTGGCGCGGATTGTGATGTCCATCGCCTGCTGTTCAATTGATGCTTCGCCGTGCTGTTTTTTTTCCAGCCAAGTTGTATTTTTGCGCTGTGATTCGGCGCGAGTAATATCGGCCACTGCGCCATACCAAGACCCAAGCTGCTTTGAAACGTCTTCAATGTCCCTGCCAGCCTGCAACAGCATTTTAACGCCCTTATAGGCGGTTGTGGCGGCAGCGTAGGCGCTCACAGGATCGATCATGGGTCATCACCCCCTAAATGGAATTAGGGGCATTATAGCGGCTATTTTGGCTTGTGAACAGAAGCAAGCTGTCGAGCCTGCTCCCTGATCAATTCACGCTGCCTTTCAAGCTCAAGAAACTGCCGATCCAGATCGGACAGAGGCTCAGGAAATTTAACTACTTTCTCATCACTCATCTTCATCCTCCTCAACTTCGCCACTGCCATCACAGTAATCGCAATCGACCCATTCGCCAACAGGCTCCAGCGTCCCACCGAAACGCTGGTACAATGTTTTTTCTACTCGGCCTTTGTGGCCTGTGTAATCACATTCTGGGCAGGGGATCATCATGCTGTCTTCCTCCCTGTTTTTAAATTGTATTCAAAGCGCAAGCCGCCCAAGCAATCGCGGCAACGGATGTAATCGTAATACCCTTCTGTCTTCATTGCCTCATGTGCGGCCTTTCCCGATTTTGGGCTGCTGACAGTATCGACCCACTCCTCTGAGCCACCGTCTTTAATTCCAAATATTTTAAAACTTCTACGTGCCATTTTTCTCTCCTGATTGGTGGGGGCCGAAGCCCCCGTTGAATTAAATTTTGGTGGCTTTTAGAATACCTGACTTGCAGGCTTCGCGGTTCCAATCGGTTGTGCCGACAACTGTCCACCACCACTCTGTTTGCACTTCTGGATGACCCGCATACCAAGCAACGTAATATTCACCTGTGCAGAAACAAATTGCGCCAACGCCAAAATCTTCGGCGGTGATGTCTTTAGTTTCTCCATCGACACGATGCTCTACAGCGTGGTGCCATGTCCATTCAGCACCAGATTTGCCACCAGCAACAGGCTTTACGTTTGCAGGGTTTGCCAACTCAACTTTATAGTTGACGCCATTTTTTTCAACATGGCCCCCAGAATGTGCGCTGGCAACTTTGATGTCTCCCAAAAGTTCACCCTTAACGCCGTCTGTAAAATTAAATATTTTCATTTTCTGTCTCCTTGGATTTTTGAATTTTTGATCTTACCTAATACATATAGTGATACCCCAAGATATATCAAGGGGTATCTTTAAATAATTTATTAGTTGGGTGCTTTTATTTCCCAAGCGTAGGCCACGCGCTTGCGGCGGTGCTTGGATTTACGGACGCTGTGCCACTCGCCAGACTGGTTGTCGATGGTCTTGTCGCCCGACACCACAATGTAGTGGCCCGTGATGTTGACCAGATAGGTCTTCTTGCGATCACGGGTCTTGAGCCAAGCCGCCAGCGTAGGATTGTGTCTGGCATACGATCCAACATCACGGCAGTAGTGTAACGTCATCTGAATGCCATTGGCCCCCATGACCGTCTTCATGAGCTTGTTGCTCATGCCTGTGATCTTGCCGCGAAACGTGTGACACAGGCACACTTCATATGCGGCGTCATAGTGCTGACGCATGAACACAGCAGCGGCGTATGGGCCACACCATGTGTGGCGGCTCTTGCTGGTGCGGAGGGGGGTGTGGGCTTGGGCAGTTCTTGGAAGCATTGGATGGTCTCCTGATTGGATGGTGGGTGGATGGGGCGGTGGCCCCTGTTAAACTAAATAACGTGCAGCCGTCCATCTAGCAGCGATGGCGTTTTCAAGCCATTCGATGCAGCGATCCCATTGATCGGGGCGGTCAGTCAGGCTGATGTCAAAGCCAGCCAAAACAATGATTTCTTCCAGATACAAAGCCTTGTCAGTCTCACGGGCATATTGAGCTTTGACCGATTGGGTGGCGAGGGCTTGGATGGCTGCTTTAGTGATTTTCATTTTTTGTCTCCTGATTGAATAGTGGGTGGGGCGGTGGTTAATATTGCGACAATTCTTGTTCGGTCAGGCTGGCGTAAAACTCAGCAAATTCGTTTTTCAAGTTCCTATCGCCAATATACTCTTCAAAGCTCTCGACTTCATAACCACAAGCGCGACTTTCGCTCCTGTAATTATAATAAGCCTCCCGCTCCTGCTCCAGAAAACGCTGGCGCACATGATATTTGATGTGCTTTGCCTTAGCTTTTGCTTCAGTGATCGTTGCCATAGTCTGTCTCCTGATTTTTAATTTTTTCTCTTACACAATACATATAAGAAATATATCTGGGAGTACAATATCCCCAGATACATTTAATTAATATTTTTATTGATCGTCCAACAATTCATCAACACGGTTCATGTATATCGCCAGAGCGTGGCCCAAATCTTTGAGCGATGCTTTCTCAGCACACTCGCGGATAGTCACCCAAGGGTGTGGCTTGCCGTGCGGATAAATGTTCACAGAGTTCTCAGTGATCACTGGGGCTGGCACTGGCTCCACTGGCAGGCCAAGGGCATTTGCAGCCTCTGTCCTGTTGTTGAGCCACGCCAGCAAGCTGGGCTTATCAGTGGGAACGTCAGTCTGCTCCGCGCCAATTGTTTTGGCTTCGGCTTGCGTTCCGACCCACTGGCCTTTTGAGTTGGTATAGAGTTTCATTTTTGATCCTTTCTAGATCGTTGGATGAGGGGCCGAAGCCCCCCGTTGGATTATGAGTGAAATTTGCGAAGAACGTCCCAGTCTTCTGCCAGCGAATATAAGTTACCTCCATCGCCAGCCGAGCGTTGGTCATAAAGATAAACTAAATCAGCAGCGACCAGTGAGCCAAATGTGCCTTCAGCTTCTTTTTGGCCCCAGCCAGCTTCGACTAGATCGGAAGCATCAACCCATGTGAATGGATCGTCTTCTAAATCAGCGAGGGTTGAACCGCCCATGTTGCCAAGGCAACTTTTGATCAAAGCAGTCATGGCATTCACTTGATTGGCAGTAAGGTTTTTGGTTTCGATGCTCATTGGGTCTCTCCATTTTTTGAATTTTTCTTCCTACACAATACATATAGGCATTCTGATCGGAGATACAATAGCAGAATACAAATTAAATATATTTAATTAATATGGGGAAAGCCAAAATGGGCGACTTTCCCCCGATGAAATTTATGCCGCGATGTGATATAGCCAGCAATTCATGTGGCCTTTGCCCCCGTTCCTTGATCGGACGTGAGCTTTCTTAATGACCAAGCCAGCATCAACAGCGTGGCGAATCGTTCCACACACATTGTGAGAGTTTTTCTTCAGCAGCCGTGCAATGTCTTGGCTCGTCATTGGCCCATGCTTTTCCAACACTCTCAAGATCGGCGTAAACGCGCCAGTATCTGTCCGACTGCGCTTTTCCCCTCTATCGCACGGTAGCGGGGGGCGCAAAGGCTTGCCGTTTGGGCCTTTCGTTCTCGCTTGTAGTCTTTCAAATTCTAGCCATTTATTCATCTGTTCCCTCCCTCAGATTTGGTAATCGTTTTGTCTCAGTCCACTCACAAAGTTTTTCAGTTCCTGTCGCGCCAACCAAAGATCATTCTGTGCATCTGGCACTGGGCTTGTGCGATAAGCCTCCCCCTCTAAACGATCCACTTGGCCTCTCAAATGTCGCAGTTCAGCCTCATGCGCTGGTGTTAGTTTTTTCATTTTTCTACAGCCTCTTCAATAAATTTACGATAATCCACCGTTGATTTTCCACGGCGAAAACTGTTTTGTGAAAAGCCTTTTTTCCTGCCTTTCGCCCAAACGGAAGCACTCTTTTTTTTATTCGATGGCTCAGTGGTGATCATTGGGAATAGTGTAGGTTGCAATTGCAGGAACCAGTGATTTATATCTCGTCTGCGCCGTATCCCACCTTTCGTGATGCGCTCACACTCAAACCCCATTGATCTCCAAAAACCATTCGCTTCTATGTCCGATCCGCAGCGCAATGAAATTGCATTGCTTGCCATGACACTTGCCATCTTTATTAAAAAACGAACAAGCTCTGCACCATAAAGTTTTCCGCGCAAATCGTATTGAATACATGCTTGGTGTATTTTCAAAGTTTCTCCAAACGAGCCATGATAAATATATCCAGCAGGATCATTATTCACCCGTGCCAATAATATTCTGTGGTTATCGACTTCACGCTCAAAAACTTGTTTTGGATAAAATGCTAACTGTTCAGCGTTCTTTCTTTGGAGGCTGTCGATATACGTCAAATCAGACGCAATGGCAGGAGCAACTTCAATGGTCATTTTTTCAAAAACTCCAGCACTTGCTTCGACGCATCGCCTGCGCCCTTTCCAACGATTACAGTGTGGCCCACTGATCTCAAATATTCGATTACTTTTTTCTGATCGGGGGAAAGCCTGCCGCCCGTGGCCCTTTTCATTTCCACCCACAAATTGCAGGCGGGGATGTACAAGTCTGGTATTCCTCGTGTGACCCCCTCTGCCTTCAGCCGTGTTGCCACAGATATGCTGCGCTTCTCACCATTCGGGATAGCAAAAATCAAAGTGTGCGGATATTTGGCCCGAAACCAGTTCACAAAACCCACCTGTTCCGAATGCTCAGAGTGCTTAAAACGGTATGTCTTCGACACCCCAGTCAGCGATTGGGCCTTCTTGCGCCTCATATTTTCTCTCCACTTTTGTATAGTCGAACTGCACAACCTCAAAATATTTCGGATTGTATGTCGAGGGTTTTATTTTGATGCGGCTGGGCCAGTTCCAAAAATGACATTCATCCATTGCCTCGTCTGTCGTGTCAGCCCCAGACGCCAGCAATGACCGCCGCGCCTGATATCGACTGGCCGCATAGCCACCATGATTTGGACAAAGCCATTCGTTTACGCTTCGCATTCCGCAGTAGTATGTAACCTTGACCGAATCAGGTTTGCCCTCTTTGCGGTGGCGATGATAAAGGACGCTGTCCACATCTACCCATTCGGCCTTCACTTGGCCCGACAGCATGGCCCCATCGTAACTGCTGGAGCCGTGATTTAATGTGCGAGGTGGGAACTCATGGCCGCAGACGTGGCACTGCAACGCCGCCGCAGGACACATTGTTTGGCAAGCCTCGCACTGCTTGACGGGTGCCGCACCCTCTTCTGTCCTCGCAGATTTATCCTTGGGCTTTACCTTATCAATAAATCCGTGCCGCTCGACGTTGGCTCCGAAATCAAGCACCAAGCAATCAGTCTTGCCTTCGGCAATCCTAGTGCCGCGCCCAATCATCTGGACATACAGCCCCGTAGACGCTGTGGCCCTGACCAGCGCAACAACATCGACGGCAGGGTGATCAAATCCAGTCGTTAAGACGTTTACATTTATCAAGCATTTAATCTCACCGCTCTTAAAGTTTGCAATGGTTGTCTCCCGCACGGCGCTGCTGTCACTGCCAGTAATCACCTCGACTTCAATGTCGTGGTTTCCAAATTCGTCGGCCAGCATATGCGCGTGATCGACGCCGCTGCTAAACACCAACCAACTTTTGCGATCTTCGCTCAGTTCTACAATTTCTTCGACAGTCTTCCGCACCAGTTCGGGATCAGACGCAGCCGTTGCGAGGTCGCTCTCAATAAACTCACCGCCCCGCTTCTTTACATTGGTCAGATCGATCTGGTTCAGACCGCCCTTCGATATGACAGGCGAAAGGTATCCCTGCTCCATCAGCATATCGATTGGAATGTCATGGGCAATGCCGTCAAAGATAGCGCCCTCGCCTTTGTGCAAATATCCTGTGTCGAGCCGATACGGCGTGGCTGTCAGACCCACCACTTTAATCGCGGGATTGCACACCTTCAGATCGGCAATAAAACGATTGTATCGCGTCTCAGTGTTTTTGGGCAGCATGTGCGCTTCATCGATTAAGATCAGGTCTGGTGCAGGAATGATGTCATACGCCCTCTCCCAGACCGACTGGATGCCAGCAAAGGTGATCGGCCTGTCCAACACCTTCTGCTTTAGCCCTGCACTGTAAACCCCGTAATCAGCTTCTGGATACATTTTCAGCAGGCCATTGGCCCCCTGCTCCAGCAACTCTTTTACATGCGTCACAATCATCACACGGGTGCCAGCAAATGACATAGCGTCCTTTACGATCTGCGCTATGATGGCCGTTTTCCCCGACCCCGTTGGGGCCACGATCAATGGATTATCGCCCGACTTGCCTGCCCAGTAGTTGTACAAACCATCGACGGCTTCTCTTTGGTAATCGCGTAATTCAAAGGTCATGGGACAGAACTCCTTCTTCACGTTGACTTTTCTTCATCAAACAAATCACCCAAGGCCGCTGTGCGAAACAGCGCGGGTTCTTGGGCTAATCTTTTCATTTGTTTCGTTTCAAAAAACCCAATATATTGCGGATTGTTTATCATAAACAGGCGTGTAAACAGGGCAATGAAGTCGTTAGATATTTTGTAATCATCCCCTTTTGTCACAATAGAGCTTTCCCATCGTACTCTGTTAGCAATTAGCCACCCGCTTAGTCTTAAATGCCCCCTGTAAATGGCTTGAAGAGTGTATCGCTCAAACAACCTGTAAAACTCAGGGTTTAAATTGTGCCATCTTAACCACTTTTTCCCCAAACGGCTTTTGCTTAACATTTTAAAAAATTCATCCTCGGTCATTGTTTTTCTCCAGTTACAATCTTTCCCAGAAAGTCATCAGCATCTTTCTGCGCCTTCAAGATTGTTTTTTGGCTCATAATCGGGACACCTATTTCGTCATTGTCCAAATCGGCTGAGATGTTATCTGCAACATTGTTTGACACACGATCTTTTATTTTATGCCATTCCAAATTTAACGCAAACATTCCAAGCAGCACCGTAAATATACAGGCCATTTCTTCCTGCTCAATTTCGTCTGGCAAAGTTAAGTACAGAGCATTAACGATATCCATCATTTCACTTGGCGTCTTCATTAAACCTCTCCCTCAATTCCTCGCTGTTGTCTTGATTGCGGATGACGCCTTGTGGCGTTTGATACTCCACGAAATCATCGCCAGCGTCTATGATCTCCCAATCGTCAGGAACCATAAACGGATTAAACAGGTGGCCCCCTGCGCCCTCCTTACGGCTCCAAGTGCCGTCCCGCTCTGGGGTGCTGTGGGCGTCCGTCCGATCATTAACTTCTGGCAATTCACCGCCGTGGCAAATCGGAATATAATTGCAAAACCGACAGGCAAACTTGCTGGGATCGTGGCTGATTTTAGACGGTGGCTTTTCATCAAAAATGATATTGCTGGCCTTGCTGATCAACATCTCACCCTCGGCCCGATCCCGCTTAATCCGCTCAGAATAAATCTCATCTGTGTTTTTGTTCACAGCAAAAAAATAACAACGATCAATGTCAGCCAAATGCATACCCACCTGACACTGCGCCCAGTAGATCGGCTTGCTGATCCTGACGCCCTTCATCTTTGTTTGGGCAAAGCTCTTGTCGTTCATTGTTTTGAACTCCAGCGTGTGCGTCTCTTTGCTCTCTGGAAAGCCAATTCCAATGCCGTCCAGCGACAGAGCAAAATGACCACCACAAGCCGTGTAATTAATCTGTCGGCCCGTTTCTGGATCGACCTCCCACACCTCGACACCAATCGCTCTCAAGTTTGCCACTATCCGCTCTTCCTCGCGGTCACCCGTTTCAAACAGGCGTAGCATACGCCCCTCAAAGCTCTGTGAGCTTGCGTGTCGAAACTGATACCAGAGCGCCCGACTGCACGGGTTGCCTATCTGTGAGCCGCCCAGATGCGCCCTGTGGCCGTTATCGCGGCTGGCCTCGTAGTGTTCGTAAATTTTCTGCACTGTGGGCGATGGGTTATATTTTTCAAGGTTCATCTTGGCTCCTCTCTATTTGTAAAATGGGGCAGCAAAAGCCGCCCCATCGCAAAACAGATTATCGCTTCCAAGGTGGCGTTGACGATGCCGCTGAAGCCTCCGCAGGGGCCGCTGTAGCAGCGCCATTGGTTTTGGCACCTGAGTATCCTTTAATCTCATTAGAGGCGCTGTACTGGCCGTCTGCGGCCTTGACTGCCACCTTCACCACCAGAGGCTTGTCGTGCAACTCGCTGCTATCCTTGGGCGTCATAACGCCTGTGGCGTGGCATATGGCCGACAGAGTGCGCTGTGCTATGTCCACTGCAATCTGATTGGGGTTGTTTAAATTCAACCGATCAATCAATTTACGTCCAGCATACTGGCCCTCAACAATCTCCAGACCAAGCTGCAAATAGCTTCCAGTCATAGCCTTGGTTGGCTTCTCCTCGCTCTCGACAATCACTGCCGAATAGTTTCCCGCTGGAAGCGGCTCGTATGTTGCGGCTGGTTCAATAGTCGCTGCGTTAAAACCATTTAGTTCCATGTGATTTCCTTTCTCACTCTGCTACAAAATCTGCAAATGGGTTGCGGTCAAACGTGAAGGCCAAAGGCTCAGACACGTTAAACCGATTTTTCGTTACGCTCGACGCCTGTGGATGGCAGATGATCTCCCGCTCACCCGTCGAAATCGCACGTTTCTTGTCGCCGTCACCGCCACGAACAAATGTCTTCAGTCTGATCAAGCCGACCAGATCGACATTGTCAGTATAATGTGGCAGTGACTTTTTATGCATCCGCACGGTGTATCGTGCAAAGGCGTCCATATCTGGCAAATCAAGCATCTCAGTATCGGCATGACCGATGAAGACTATGTTGAGACCTTTTTCGTAGGCGAGTGATCCCGCCCAGTCTCTGATCTGACGATGCTTCTCAGCGGCTGCGCTATAGCCAGCGCCGTAGCCGCCACCAGCCTGATTAATCGACTTGGCCTTGGGGTCAGCTTGGACAATCTCTGCCTCAACCATCGTCGCTAACTGGGTGATCGAATCAATCACCAGCGTCTTGTGGTCGTGCTTCTGTGTGGCAAGCGCCTCAATCGCGTCCAGCACGTCTTGTGTGGACGTTGCCAGTGGAAACAGGCTTACGTTGTCATTGCCTGCAAGACTGGCTGTGCCGTCCTCTGTGCGAATGAACACTGGGCTGGGGAACATACTACTTAGAGTTGTCTTCCCCATTCCACCTTCGCCAAACAAAGTGCAGATGATAGGTCGCTGGCCTGATGGCTTGCTCAATGTTTTAAGATCAATTGCCATTATAATTCTCCCATTCTACCTGTGCCATACTTTTTCTGTCTGCTGTCAACGATGACATCGCT